AGGCGACTTCAAGCACGTTCAGGTGCGTACAGCCACGGTTATCAAGCGTGACGGTGTAGAGATCAGCCGATCCTTCTCACGCCATGTAGTCGCACCAGACATCAGTTCAACTGACTTGGCTAACGAAAGCACTGAAGTCCAAGCGATCTGTGCAGCAGTTCATACCCAAGCGGTCAAGGATGCTTATGCAGCACATCTAGCAGCACAAGAGGTGTAACATGACTAAAGCAAGACAGCTTGCAGACTTGGGTAACGCCTATGACGATGGTGCCTTGTCTCACCGCAACTTGATTATCAATGGTGCGATGCAGGTGGCGCAACGGGGGACGAGTTTCAGTTCGGCTAATAGCGATATTTATGGTGTAGATCGAATGAAATACCAACGATCTAACACCTCTGGACGAGTTACACTTAGTCAGGATGCGGGACTTGCTGGGGTAAGCCCAAAGTCAGTAAAGATAGAAGTTACAACCGTTGCAGCCGCAACACCACCATCGTCAGTTTTTCATCAGCATAGATATGCTTTTGAAGGGAACGATGTTAACCATTTGGGACTTGGGACAAGCGATTGCAAAGACATGGTATTGTCTTTTTATGCGAAAGCGTCAACGACAGGAACTTTGCCTTTTGGTCTTACAAATTCTGCGGGATCAAGGTCATATGCCAACACATTTGACATCACAGAGGCTAATACTTGGAAGCGTTATGTTTACAAAGTCCCACCTGTAACAGACGGTTCGTGGGGGTCGGGAACTAGTTCAGGATTAGAGTTGCGTTTAGGTTTGGAGTATGGGTCAACCTATACTGGTGCAACTGCGGGCCAGTGGTCAAGTATGACTGGATACGCAAACTTTGTTCCAACATACACGAATGCGTTAGCCTCTACGTTAAATGCAACACTAAACATTACTGGTCTTCAACTAGAAGTAGGCGACACAGCCACACCCTTTGAGCATCGGTCATACGGGGATGAACTTGCACGGTGTCAGAGGTATTATGAAAGTCGAGCCTTTCCAGTTTCACAATACATTGCGGTTGGATTTGCGTACAACACGACACAAGGCCGTTTTAATCTTGGGTATACACAAAAACGAAGTACCCCAAGTATATCGTTTAGTGGGAACACAAGGGCGTACTATAATGGTGCCACTCACGCTGCGATAACGCTAGGGGCAGAGGCAAGCGGAGCAACGTCATCACGTATTAATTACACATTATCGTCTGGCACTCAGTCAGCTGCGAATGCAGTAGGTATTCTTGCGGATGGCGGCGCTTTTAAATTGCAAGTAGATGCGGAGCTATAAGGATGAACGAAATGCAAATTACCTCCGCCCAATACATTGCTGACCAACTGTCAGGCACCAACACATCCATCCAAGCAACCATAGACGGCGTAGAGCTATTCGTCCCCCTCGACCCCGCCAACCGTCACTACGCAGAGATCATGCGTCAGGTTGAGGCTGGCACACTAACGATACAGGATGCGGAATGACATCGTACTATGTAGAACCAGACCCCACAGCAGCGGGCGGCGAAACGTATTGGCTAGAAGGCTATGCGGTTGGTGACGCTAAGTTTGCGGGCATGGTTTCTGCGGGTACAAGCGCAACGGACATTGGATCAACGCGCGTTAAGGCGACAGGCTTTCTGTCAGAGGGTGACGCAACATCGCTATCTGGCGGGTATCGCGTCCGTTTTGGTGGCCTAGCACCCACAGGCACATCGTCCAACTTCTACGGCGGCAATCGTGTTTTATCAGCTGGCATTAGCCAAGAGGGCGGCTCTGCAACGCTTGTTGGTTTTGAGCGTGTGCGCCTTGGCGGTTCACTTTCTTCTGCGTCTGTCACAGCAATCATTGCGGGTCGGGAAAAGTGGGAGAACGATCCAGACAACCCTGAAAGCTGGGCGAACGATCTGGCGGCATCTTCTATTTGGGTTGATGACGCATCTGTCAGTGAAACATGGGTGAACGATGATAGCGCATCATCGTCATGGGTAAACGATGCAGATGCAAGCGGAACATGGACGGATGACTAAATTGCTGATATATTGCAGCTAACAAAGGATTAGAACATGGCTATTAGTGTAACAAAACCTACAGTTGGCGGTTCCGAGGATACTTGGGGCGAAACTATCAACACAGCGCTAGACACAATCGTTGATGCGGTAAACGGCACGTCTGGGACGGTAGCACCTGACCACAGCACACTAACCATTAACGGGACTGACGTTACAGCGACAGCGGCAGAGTTAAACAAGTTGGACGGTGTCACTGCATCTACTAGCGAAATCAACAAGCTAGACGGCGTCACAGCGACTACTGCGGAAATCAATCATGTCGATGGTGTCACAAGCAACATTCAAACGCAGCTAGATGGTAAAGTTCCAACTGCGCGGGGCGTCACGGCTGGCGGCGGGCTTACGGGCGGCGGTACTCTGACAACGTCTCGTACCATCAGTCATGCGGATACGTCTTCACAGTCGTCAGTAAACAACAGTGGTAACACTTTCATCCAAGACATAACATTGGACACATACGGTCACATCACTAATATTAACAGTGGGTCTGTGAGTGTTGGAAATGGCACCCTCACAGTACAAGGGACGGGTGCTTTAGGTGGTTCAGGAACATTTACGGCTAACCAGAGCTCTAACAAGACTATTAGCATTTCTCACGATGATACGTCTTCCCAGAGCAGCGTGAACAACAGTGGTAACACTGTCATTCAGGACATCAGCGTTGACACTTATGGTCACGTTACAAGTATCGGCTCTAAGGCTCTGTCTATCCCTGCGGCGTATTCAGACAGTCAGGCGAGAGCGGCGCAGCATGCCAGTGGTGGCTATGCTGGTGCAGTAGGTCAATATCGTTTGGCGCGTTGTTTTTCAGGCGGCGGCGGTTCTGCCCCTAATACCACGCAAGGTGGTTCAAATCTTGGGCCTGCGGACGTTCAGGGTAATGCATACAAGTCTGGTGGCTCCTATGTTGTCTTGGGTGGGTCATGGCGCAGAATGGGCTACCAGCATTCTAGTGGTAGCTTAAGCACAGGCGCACATGCGTCGAGCACCACTTTGTATGTGAGGTACGCATAATATGAGCATCGAAATAACAGAAGTGCGCAATGCGCAATACATCACACCACGCGGTGACATTGACCTAGAAATCAACCATCCTGAATATGGTTGGATTGAATACACGATTGCAGTTGATGATGAAGATCAAACGATCAGTAATGATGCGTTGATCGCATTAGCAAGTGCGGCTGGTATCGCTGAAATGGATCAAGCTGTTTGGGATAATCGCGTGGCGCTTGCTGTAAGGGATGAGCGAAATTACCTGTTGATCAATTTCGTTGACCCTCTTGTGACAAACCCGTTGCGCTGGGAAGGTTTGACAGCGGATAAGCAGCAAGAGTGGCGTGACTTCCGTCAGGCGCTATTGGACATAACGGATCAAGAGGGATACCCGCACAACATCGTTTGGCCCACGCAACCAGAGTAAACGCATATGCCACTTATACCCCTAGACATCCCCGCAGGCTTCTACCGCAACGGAACTGACTTAGAGCAAGCGGGTCGGTGGCGTGACGGCTCACTTGTGCGTTGGCGCGATAATAGCTTGCGTCCTATTGGGGGTTGGCAAGAGCGTAAGGCGTCATTTTCTACAAACCCTATTCGCGGTATGCACTCTTGGGAAGCAAACAACGGCACTGCATGGCTGGCTGGCGGTACGCATAGCGAACTTAAGGTAATGACGGGTGCAGGCTTTGTTACTGATGTAACGCCCAGTAACCTAGCGGCAGGCCGTAAGGATGCCGAGGTTGAAACTGGTTATGGGTATGGCTTCTATGGCGCAGGTTTTTACGGCACACCTATTCAGGAGTTAGCGGGTACGGTTCCAGCGGAGGCAACAACATGGTCGCTAGACAACTGGGGTGAATACCTCGTTGCGTGTCATTACGACGATGGCCGTCTGTTGGAATGGCAGCTAAACACATCGACTGATGCGGCAGCAATCAGCAACGCGCCAATCGACAACCTTGGCCTAGTTGTTACAGAAGAACGCTTTATCTTTGCTCTGGGCGCCGGCGCAAATCCGCGTAAAGTGCAGTGGTGTGACCGCGAAGACAACACGACGTGGGCCCCAGCAGCGACAAACGAAGCGGGTGATATTGAGCTGCAAACGTCTGGTCAGATCATGCAGGGCATCCGTACACGCGGCCAGACGCTAATTATCACCGATACAGACGCACACACAGCGCGTTACATTGGCCCGCCTTACGTTTATGGGTTTGAGCGTGTCGGGACATCGTGTGGCGCGGTATCTCGCAAAGCGGCGGCAGACGTTGACATCGGTGTTTTCTGGATGGGTCAGCGCGGGTTTTTCCGCTTTGACGGCAACTCGGTGACAGAAATACCGTGTGATGTTCACGATTATGTCTTTGCTGACTTTAACAGATCGCAGCAATCCAAAGTTTGGTCGTTTGCAAACGGTCAGTTTGGAGAGGTCTGGTGGTTCTACTGTTCTGCGGACAGCACCGAGATTGATCGCTATGTGGCTTTTGATTACAAGGAAGGTCACTGGCTGATTGGCGAATTGTCACGCACTGCGGGTGTGCAGCGAGGCGTTTTCCGTTACCCATTCTTGGCGGGCTACAACGCAGATGGCGACATCTATGAGCATGAAGTCGGCCTTAACGTGGACAGCAGTTCCATTTACGCAGAAACTGGGCCAATAAGCATTGGCGCTGGGGATCAGATTGCCAAGGTTACAAAGTTAATACCTGACGAAAAGACACAAGGTGATGTGGATGTTACGTTTAAAACGCGTTTCTATCCAAATGGCGACGAAACTACTCACGGGCCATACACGCCAAACACGCCTACCTCTGTTCGTTTTTCAGGTCGTCAATTCCGCATGAAGGTCGAGGGAAGCAGGCTAGCAAGCTGGCGTGTCGGAAACATGCGGGTTGATACGATTGCAGGGGGCCGCAGGTAATGCCAAGCCCAGTATTACCACCTCTTGGGCCAGACCTACGACAATGGGGTCGTCAGCTTTCGGCATACTTACAGCGTAATCTTGTAAAGCTAGGGCAAAAGACAGCCGACGATAACCCGTCAGAGGATGGTGTTATTCTGTGGGATCGGGAGAACAATTACGTCGTTGTTTCTGTTGATGATGCATTTCGTCAGGTAGCGACAAAGCAAGCTACTCCCAGCTCTAATGTGGGGTCGAGTGGTGACGTAGCTGGCATGATCGCATGGAACACGTCACACATATACATCTGCACAGCGGATTATGATGGCTCCACTGCCATTTGGAAGCGAGTGGCTTTAGCCACATGGTAACGGGGTTCACGTTTGGGCGATAATGTTGTAGAATTAAAAAAACGATCACACATTAGGATTGAACCTGTCATTGTGGATGTCGAGATTGCGCTGGAAAAATCACTTAGATTGCTAAAGCCGTCGATAGATGCATATAGCAGGAACGTTACGGTTGAGAATGTGGTCGAGGATTTGCTGGATCAAAGCTCTTTGCTCTGGCATGTATACATCGAGGACACGCTTGCGGCGGCATTTACGACGACCGTAGCAACGCACCCTCAGAGGCAAACGCTTTTCATAGAGTTTATGGGCGGCGTCGATATGAGGGTCTGGATGAAAGCAGCTCTAAACACACTTCGGGAGGTTTGTAAGCGCGGCAATCTTGCTGCGATTGAAGCTGATGGCCGATTTGGGTTTGGACGCTTTGCGGCAGATAACGGCTTTGTGGAAACGCATCGCCACTTTGAAATGGAGATTTAGTCGTGGGTAGTAAGAGTACGACAACCGAAGCCAAGATGCCGGCATTTCAGGAGGCATTCCTGACAGAAACAATGATCCCGTTTGCAGAGGATATTGCATCTCAAACATTCGAGCCATACACGGGACAGCGTGTCCAAGGTATGACTGGCTTGCAGCAACAAGCGATGCAAGGTTACGGCGGGCTTCAGGCGCAATCTCCGTTATCTGAGCAAGCGGCGGATGCTTATGGGCAGCTCGCGCAGTTTCAACCAGACGCCATGCGAGCAGCGACAGCGGCCCCGCTTTCTACGTTTGGTGGCGTGGGAGCAGTTCAAAGCGCAATGGCTCCTAATCAGATGGCCGTCGACACAGCCGCATCGCGGATGTCGCAATATCAAAATCCATATGAATCGCAAGTTGTGCAAGCAGCTTTACGCGACGTAGAGCAAGGTCGCCAAGCTGCAATCAATCAAGAGGGCGC